ATATTCATTTTTTATCCTACTATTTCTATATTTTGAAAAAGTTCATTAGAAACATTGTCTAAATCACCAAGACTATTTTCAATTATTGTTAATAAATTTTTCTCAAAACCTTTTAATTTATTTATGTCTTTTTGTTTAGATAAGTCCATTATCTTTTCGTATCCATAAATTTGATCAGGCATGATTCCTATGGTAGATGCAACACCTAAATCTTTTCTTATAGATTCTTCNAATTCTTTTTTAATTACTAAATATTGAGATATAACTTTTGTAGGAGATTTAAAAAAACCAAATTGGCTTGTTAATTTTTCAGCTCTCTCAATATCTCTTACAGCAAGTCTGTCTTTGTCTTTTAAAATATTTGCAAGGGCATAAGATGTTAAAAGTTCAATAGCTCTTAAAGAAGCTTGTTGTCTTAGTGTATCAGTTTCTGCAGTAGTAACCATTCCTAATTCTTTTTTAATTTTATCAAAGTAAGTTTTTCCTGCTTCTAATTCTACCTTTGCTTCATCTTCATTAATTTCTCCTGCCTCTAATCTTGCATTTACATCACTTTCAAATTGACTTTTTCCTTCTTTATATTGACTATTAAGTTGCTCAAACGATGTCTTTCCAAAATATTGTTGAAAAATATCTTTACCGGCTAATGCAAATTCAGTTAATGAACCTTTTGATCCAATTAAATCGGGATCATTTATAGTTAATTCCAACGCATTATTTATTCCTCTTAAGGCATTTGCTTTAATTGAAATTCCTTTATTTACTCTTTCAATGTCGTCTGCTTCAGGGGCATCCATCATTTTGTATGGTAAATTTGTTATATCTATATAACCACCAGGTACTTTTACTTGTACAGCACCTGTTTCTGAAGAAACCCTAGCTCTATAACTTTTTGACTCATCGCTACCTGGAAGTGTGACTTTTACAATTTTGTTGTCAGGTGAAAACTTTAAAGCTTTATCTTTTTTCATATTTCCTAACATTGCTTTTTTAAGCTCTGTTTCATCTTTTCTTCTTTCATCTTCTAGAGCTAAAGCCATAGGTATTACATTCTGGCCTGCTTTACCTAACACATCTAAAAATCCTTTAAAACCTGGTTGATCTGTTCTACCAGTTAATAAATTAGAAGCTAACTGTAATAACAATAATTTGTTTGATCTTTTGTCATCACCCATAATATCATCAACTGCATTATCTAATTGTAAAGCAAGAAGACTTTTTTGTGGGTTCTCTGAAAAAAATAAATCCATATTCTCAAAATAAAATTGTTTTGCTTTAAGGTTTTGATCATCTCTATTTTTTTGTTCTTTCACAACAACATCATTAGGTATGTCGTCAATGGTTTCAGTATCTTCAGTTACATCTACTACAACTCCAGGATCTACTGGACTTTCACCACCTGGTTTTTCTATGTCAAGAGTTGTTAATTGGTCTTTTTCTATTTCTTCATTAATAACTTCAGGCACTGCGTCTGGTTTTATTTCAATACCACTATCTTGTTCAGATTTATTTATTTGTTCAATTATTTCAGAGCCAGTCATTCCAGGAAAATCTTTTTCTAATTGTGATTTGACCGGTGCATCTTGACTTATATTTACATCATCTAAATAATCAATTCGTGGAGTATCTGGATCACCCGCCAAAGTTCCGGGTGCTCTTATAGCAGGACCGGCTTCTTTTGCCATTCTTTCTGCATAATCTCTATCAAAATCTGAACCTGGAAATTGGGACGCAATATTCATTATTGTTGGGTTATTTGCTGCAGCAGTTAATCCGTATAAACCTAACATATATGGATTTCTTAATCCTAAAAATTTTCCAGTCTTACTTATAGGTGTTCTTATTACTCCAGGTAAAGAAGCATATCTTTGTTGTAAACCCTTTACAGAAAACAAAGGTTCTCTATTGTAAACTGCAGGTACATTTGGTGATGATGGAGGCATTGGTAATCTTGTTATACCACCGTTATCAAAACTTTTTGGTTTTTTAAGTTTATCTATCACAGGTTACCTCCCTGAGAACGCTGCGTACGCTCCTAATCCTGTTCCAACAGCTTGACCTAATGGACTAGGTTGTGGTGCAGATGTTTGAGATAATCTTGCTTGAGATGCTGATGGTATACCTGATTGAATATCAGATACAAATGCAACTCTTTGATATGGTTCTTGAATATTTTGTACAGCTGTTTGACGTGCCGCTTCTAATCTGCCTTGTTCAATTCCTCTTTCAACTCCACCTAAACCAGCTAATCCTTGTAATTGACTTTCTCTTTGAGCTACAGCTTGTTGAGCTAAGCCTGTTTGACCTTGCCCTACACCTAATTGTCCTTGTGCTGCACTTAATGCAGTTTGAGCTTCTAAACCTCTTTGTGTTTGCAACTCACCTAAAGCCGATTGAAAACCTGCTCCATAAATTTGACCAAGAGTTCCTGATTTTTGTCTTTGTAATTCTGCTATACCAACGCCTTCTCTGCCTCCTCCAAAATTACCGCTTGAGATAGCTTGTTGTGCAAGTTGATTTTCACGTTTCATATAGTCATCAGATACTTGATCAACAACATTTTGAATGTAAGGGTTCATTGCTGCTTGTACATCTGCTGCAGTAAATGTTTTTCCTGCTGCAGTTTGTGCAGCACCTAAAGCTGTTTGTGCATCTCCGAATGCAGCATCTGCTGCAGTCATTTGAGAACCACCGGCAGCTCCTGACCTAGCTAAAGCTAATGCATCTTGTTCTGCTTGAGACATGCCTGCTACTTGAAATGCAGGAGGAGTTGTTTTCGTTCTAGCTAACTCAATAGCAGAATCCATAAGACCAAGTCTTCTAGCTTCTATCTCTGGTGCTTCTCTTATTGTTTGGACATTAGTAGTATCTGCTGGTACGCTACCACCTCCGCCTCCGCCACCTGAACTCATTTTTTTTCTCCTATAAATTTATCTAATTGAATATGTGANTTCACATATCCTTTTGTTTTTAAAAATTTTTCCCANCCTGGTCTNGCATAAAATTCCATTTTACTTACTCCTTGTTCNTTTGCCCACTGTTCCATNGGTTCTAAAAACTTTACCCATAANTCCATTTTCTCCCCTGTAAGTATTCGGAAGTTCATTGTCCGATACTTAGGATACTGTTTTAATTCTGTTACTCCAACTGCGTATACTTTTTGATCTTTTTCAGACCAAGCTACCCACAATTGCATCAGATTTTTTTTAATCTGACTTTTAACATGTTCGTGGTCAGCGTATCCACCTGACCTCTCGAGAGCTTTTTGAATATAGTCTTGAACAAAAACCCAGACTTTATCCACTTCTTCATCTTTCCATATTCGTAACAGATCCATTAAGACATTCGTTTTGCTAATCTATCAAAATCTGCCATCTGTTTATAGAAAAATCTAGCACCAAGCTCCCTTTGTTGTTTTTTATCTTTTGGATTTGCACCTAAAGCAATTCCTGCACCTCGTACAGCTTTTGATTTAGTTACAAATTCACCGTCAGCTAATTGAGCTAACATAGTATCTTTTTCTTCATTACCTTTACCAGCTGCATCAACAACTAGTTTGCCAGAAGTTCTTTTATAATTTTTTGTATTATTCTCATCTGTATTTGTTTTACTAGGAAGTCTATCTACTAATGAACCTTCTGCAGCAAATAACATACCAGGCATAACTGGAGGTCTTTGAATTGAACTCATTGGTGGAGGAATCATATCAACATCCTCTTCAGCTGTTGTTTCTTCTATAGATTGCATAGGCATATTTGATGCTCTGCCTCCCATAGCTAGTTTTGCTATACCACCCTGAGCTGCTCCAAATTGCATTTTAAATATTTTATATGTATTAAAATCCATTGCATCTTCACCAGCAGCTTCTTTCTCTGCTTTGTATTTTTCATATTCTTCTTTTAAAAGATCAGGAGCTGGCATACCCCCTTCTTCTAAACCTATGATACCACCTGCTTTAATTCCACTATACGGTTTGTCAGGATATTGTGAGTAATCAACTGACATGTTTGGATCATCATAAGGCATAAATTGACCTGGATTTTGTGCGTAAAATTTATTGTAACCCGGATACTTTGGTTCTTTTGGAGGAACTGGATCAAAAGCGCCTAAACCGTATGCAAGACCTGCTGCACCTGCAGCACCAATACCAACTTTTAATGGGTCCATCTGTGCAGATGTAATTGGTACATTTCTGATGTTACCTTCCATATCTCTTACAGTTTGCATGGCAGCACCGCTATCTCCTACTACAGGTTGTTCAGATTTAAATATTCCGGCTGTTTTATCAAATATGCCCAGCATTCCATCTCTTGGTTGTGGTGTTACAGAAATAGTTTTTTGACTTTTAGGAAGAACTTCTAATGCCTTAAATTTTATTCTATCAGCTCCTTCTAAAGTGTCAGGTATTTTAGCTGTTGAAGTATCTGCAATGTTCATGGCTATTTGTGGCTGATCAATACCTGTTGTAGGTTGTTTATTAAAACCACCTGTTAGCTGCATTGTTAATGCTTGTGTGGTTGTGTCTCTAAATGAGTCTTTAAATAGATTTGAGCCTCTTTTGCCACCTAATGCGTTAATCCCTACATTGGCTGCATACATCATTGCTAGTGTTGCTGGATCCATATTTCTCCTGTTTTAAATACGTATTTATTCCAATTTACTTAATTTTTTCGCCTTCGTCAATAAACCTACCCTTATAACTATAATCGCCATGGTGGGTTATATATGCATCTACATTAGCATATATCTTACCTCCAATGTTAGTCCACTTTTTACAAAAAGCAAAATCTTCTCCCATAAAAGTTCCTTTCTCTTGGTCAAATTCAGTATCCCAAAAGTTATAAAATTGGTCTGTTTTACGCATTTGTTGGTTCAACATGGTTTGTTGTTTAATTCTTAAATGAGGATATTCCTTAGCCATTTTTTCAAATACTTGCCTTTTGATTAACATAAAACCAGCAGGACCTCTTTTAATTTCTGTTATCCCATCTTTACAATCAATGTTTTCAGCATCTATAAATGCCATTGGATAATAGTAACCACACTTACTTATGTGCCTACCTGACTTTTCACTTATGTTTTTTGCTTTATCCCAGTCTATAACTTTCATAGGATAAGGAGTAAGAACTATATCTTTATCAGCCTCTAGCATTGTCAACACAGATGTTTCATCAAATTCTACATCAGTATCTACAAATAACATATGTGTACATTCAGATTTTAAAAATGCTGCTGTACATAAATTTCTTCCTTGAGTAACTATAGAAGATTGTATTAAATGAAATGTTACAGGTATTTTATGTCTTTGCAACATAGCTTGTAGTTCTAAAGTCGCTCTCATGTAATGAATATCTACACCGCCATGACACGGAGAAGTAAAAAATAATTTAATTGGATGCTCAGGTTTTTTGTCCCATTCTAATACATCGTTACCTTTGTCTGTATTTTGTCCAAATATATTTTTTTCGTTTATTAAACTTTTTTCATCTATTTTGATTGTCATGCGTATCCTTTCATACTTAACAATTGATCAAATAAACTAGTCCATTCTTTAGCTCGCATATCCCAATTATAAAAAGTTCTATAATATTTCATTTGATCTTTTAATCTTTCATGAAGAACTGGTTCATGATAATTGTCCGCAACAAACTCTATTATTACTTTAAATTTCTTTGCTAGAGTATACATGTCTGTTTCATAATTAACATAATGTGCATACTCAGTGCATGTTTCAAAAAGAGCTCCAAAATTTGTTACAACTGCCATATTACCAGCAGCCATTGCTTCAATTGCAGATATACAACAAGTCTCTTCCCAAATAGATGGGTAAGCAAAAATTTGTGTTTTTTGCATAGCTTGTATTATTTCATCATTTGGTTTGTATCCTATGTGATTAACATTTTTTAAACTTTCCATTTTATCATACATAGGTTTGAATTGTTGATCATTATGTTTTTCAAATTCAGAACCGTATATTTTTGTAGAGCTATATACATCTAACGTAATGTCATCTCTTTTAATTAGTTCCATAGCGCCTAATAAAACATTTAAACCACGCCAAGGCGTAGAGGTATGTATAAGTTTAATAGGATCACCTTTTTGAAATTTAGGTCTTTCTATCCACTTTGTATCGGGTAATGCATTTTTAATAACACAACATTTATGTGTTGGTAGTCCAAAGGCATATCTAAATTTTTCATAACACCAATGAGTGTTAAATACATACCAATCATACTTTCTATGATTCTCTTTAATTCTAAACCAAGGAGCAATATTGGGTTGATCATAAGAATTTTTCATCCATAAGATATTTATTTTATCTGGATCTAAAGGTTCTTTTTCAGGAACAGAAGTAGTTATTTGAATTTTTTTAAAATAACTAGGATCTATTCTTTTTGCAAGTTCTGCAAATTGTATTTCTGTACCGCCGGCTGCTTTCATTTTAAAGGTTCTTCCCCAATGACATCGAATCCTTTAGGGATAATAATTTTAACATCCCTTTTTATATCTTTTGGGTCAGGATTTTCAAGCTTTACTTCTTCTTCGTTTTTATAAATTTTGCCTGTTTTTATATTTGTAATCGTAGTCTCAGCTTCACATTTGACTACTGGTATTTTCTCACCATTAATTGTTACGTATTTTGTCATTAAGTTCTATCTTGTTCTAGTATGGCTACTGTTCCTGTAATAACACTTGTGTGACTTGATTTTATTTTTAGTATATCGTTTTCTTCAAATACTTTTACACCTGTAATTAAATCAGATGAGGTCCCAGTTCCTAAAGTTCTTTTAGAAAAGTCAAAATCTGCAGAAGCTGAATTATCTCTAATAGAAGCNGTAACACTAACTGTGCCTGAACTTGAGTTCATTACTTGGACACTTTTTATCATAGCCACTGTTTCAGCAGGACATGTATAAACTGATACTGGATTAGTTGTTGTTAAATTAAATTGTCTATTTACAAATTTATTTGCCATTATCTTCCTTGCCGGTTATATTTCTTATACATCCGTTTTTCATTTTTGTTAAGGTTTTTTTTATGCCTTCTTGGCCTTTTTTTAGGCTTTGGTCTTTCATACCAAGGAGTTCCAAATTGACTTTTTTTCTTTTTAGCCATTAATCATTTAAGAAGTAAGATATTGCTTCTGATTCTTCTTTTATATCCTGTGGGTAAGTTGAATTAAGTGTCTGTATAATATTATTAATATCTCTACCAAATTGGTTTAAGTTTGATGGTTCATATTTTGGTGTTGCTTGTGATACAATTTCATTAATCTTTGCCATTACCTTCTACCTCCTACTTGTACGTCTGCTCTAAAAGTACCAAATCTCCAAGTTTGTCCTGTACCTGTGTTTGCTATTTTAAATGATGCAGCTCTTCCTCTTGATCTACAAAATACCTGTTTTGTGCTTGTAGTAATTGTAAACGGACCTGTTATTAATGGTCCAGATGCCGATGAAGATCTTGTATCTGAAGGGAAGTCTCTTAAAAAAATAGTAACTTGTGCATTTCCAACTTGATTTTTAAAGTCAGGAATAAATCTTGCTATTCTCATCATAAACTCACCGCTTCCACCTTGATCAATATCAAAATCACCAGATTCAATTTGAGCAGGTATTGCTGTTGTTGTGCCATCTGTTTTGACTTGATCATTTCCAGTTTCGTGTTCGTAGTATGTAGTAGCACCATTTGATATTCCAGGTATTTCTCCTTGTGATGGTGATTCAGAAGAATTGTATGATGTTGCTAAAGGTTTACCAAATACACCTTGATCAACCCAAGTTGTTCTTTTTATCAAAGCTCCATCATTAGTTGTCCAGACTCCACCAGGTATGTTTTGTGAATCTCTTGTATTATACGTTACAGATCTATCTATAGATGTAGAACCTGAGGTTGGATAGAACCAAGTAATTTCATTAAATTTGTCGTTTACACCAGCGTGTACAATTAATTCAGCATCATTATTTAAATCACCAAATACATAGTCCTCAACAAGGCAAGGTAATTTTTTAACAGACGCACCATCAAAATAAAAGAAACTATCTTCAGACATCCAGTAAATAATACCATCTACTTCTAAAGCTGCATGTGGAGATATCAAACCACAGTTTGTACCAACTTGTTCAAAACCAAATGTGAATGGAGCTCCAATAAATCTCATGGTAAATAAAGCTGTATCGGTCCATATGTAATTACCATTTCTACCAACTAATGCTCCCATTATTCTTGAACCATCAGCAAGTCTTTGTGTACCTGCGGTGTTTGTCGCTGTCGGTGTATAAACATTTATATCTTCTTGGTCAGAAAATCTCAAAAACATATCAT